TCTAGCACTATCTTTTAAATCTTCAATGTCTGTAAGAACCTTATCCATTTGTCCTCTTAAAAATTCTATGTTTACTTTATTTAATGCCATGTTTTCGATATGTTTGTTTAACTTGTCTGTAGTCTTATAAAGATCCTCGATCATCATGAATTGCTCAGAATCGGCGGGCAATGAACCTAGTTGACCACGTGGCCACTTGATTCTAAACTCTGTATTCTCTTCAAGATCTTTCTCCATAATCTGTATACGAGTGTCTGCAACGTTGAGACGTTCTATAATTTGAAAATAGCCCATGGTGCCGAGTGCTACGATTACGATCAGAGAGGCAACCGTCTTCATCGGCATCTGCACAGCTGCTTCTTCAGATATATTTAAAGGTTTTTTAGTCATTTAATTTTGGTTTTGGTGGAGGGACTATATAATCTTTTGGATCAACTTGCAACGGCTGTGGGGGCCGTACAAAAAATGCCAGTAAACATAACAAAATTATAAGTATTGCTGTGAACCTGTAATTCATAACAACCCCCAATCATTAGTCTTTTATTCCAAAAATCCAAGTTTTGATTTTTTTCCAAAGTTTTTTAATCATGTTTTTTTTCCTCTATTTCATAGAAGAACTTGTCGGTGTCCTCTGTCCGCCATGCTCTGCTATCTTCAACGTTCCATTCAGATGTCTGCACCTTCCAATCAGGGGTTTGATCTTTCACAGTGAAAGAAGGTATGTCCCATATACAACGATTGTTTGGCTGTGCTGCAAAATTGCCATCATCTAGGGCAATAATGTGAGCGCACTTGTGTTCGTGCGGAATCTCTGAATGATCAGTGTCGAGTATGTTAGCCTCTGGATGTGCAAAGTCAATAGTAAATAAATATTTTCCAGGGTGCCATTTCTTATCTTTTCCGATATACTTACCAGCCTGTGATTCTAAAATGTCCCAAGAAGTAACAGCAGGATAATAACTGAAACAATTCCAAAGCTGAAGTTCATCAAGTCGTCTTGTGGGCACTCGGGATGGCTCAAATCCCTTCTGAATAAACGCGCTAATAGGTAGGCGATAAAATATTGCACCGTTTTCCATAATAGCATGCCATAGTATACTCCTTCCAGTAAGAGCCGATATGCCGAAGATAATGCAGTCTTCAACTTCTCCATGATGTTTTTGTAGGTCATATAAAAATTCTCTCCTTATTTGTGCATAGATAGGTGGTATGTTTGCATTTAAATATGCCATAATAAATCCTCATTTTATTGTACCCCAATTTGGTCCAGATTCATAGTCAACTTTATTCTTGACCTCAAGAGGTATAGCTTGTTCCATCACATTTTGAATTATGTTAGCCATATAACCCCCATTAATGGAAATACATAATTCATCATGTATTTGTATATGTGGTATTATACCCTTCTCATGCAGAGCTTCCATTGCCTGTTCTTTTGTATACAATGGCACTTCATTAAATCTATTTGTTTCAGGATTCCATTCTTTGTTTGTGGTTTCCCACCTATCAAACCTGCAGAATCTATCGTGCAGTGTGAATAATAATTTATTCTCTTTTGCAAACGCTATAAGTTCCTGTGATAGCTGTCTTACAAACGGCACCCTGTTATGATACTCGTTAAATAGTTCTTTTGCCTGTCGTTGGTCCAGACCCAACTCTCTCTGTAGCTTGATTTTACCCATGCCATAGAAAAGACCTAGGTTGATGGTTTTTGCCTGTTTCCTGGAGATATTAGCCATGTCAGCGACTATTTGATGAAAATCGGCATCATCCCTATCAAATTCATCTTTGAGGCTCTCTGTGCCTGGTAGGCCTAGTTTTATAGCATAATGCACCACAATACGTGGTTCTTGTTGTGAGTAGTCAAAACTACCCCATTTACAACCCTCCTCCGGTATAAATAACTCTCTCATCTTACCACCGATATAACCTTTGGCTGGAATCTGTTGTAGATTAGGATTTGACATACTAAATCTGCCGGTGACTGTACCACCTGTATCTGATCTTATTTGATTTATATCTGCATGTATTCTATCTTCGTGTACATATTCTAATAGACCATCTATGAAAGTATTGACTGCTTTGTCATACTCTCTTGCTTTTGCAATCATACGAAGACATTTATTGTTGTGTGTTCTTAAATAATCTTTCGGTAGTTGTGGCATCTTAGATTTAGGAGTGACCTTATAATCTTTTATGTGTAGGTGATCTAATAATTTTTTTATTGATGCCGCAGCCCA